ACCTAATGCTGGCAACGCAGAAACGCCACTCATAACATTTGCAAGTTCAGCAGGAGAGTCAATTCCACCTTCAAGTGCTTTAGCCGCATTTAAAATATTTACAGCCGCAATAGGTGTCTGAACATACGGGCTGTCAACGCCAGGCAAATCTACACCAGCAGTCTTAGCAACCTGCGCCGCAGACTCATACGCAACTGGCGCACCTTCAATAGTTGGGTCTTTTGCAAACTGTGCAATATTAGCAGCAGAAGCAACATTCTTTAGTGACTCAGCCAATCCATCAGTAATAATGCTTTCTTGCGCTTCCATGCCAGCTAATTGCTGACCACCAATGCTAATGCCACTATCAATATCTATCTTCTTGCCAGGCAAAAGAGCATACAAACTATTTGCCGCATCAATAGCTCTTTCAGCAGTTTGAAGACTTGGGTCTGTAACAACATTTTGTATGTCACCAATGTAACCAGCAGCATCTGAAACACCTTCAAATGTTTTCTGTAAATTATCTATGGTATCGCCTAAACCAAGATTAAATCTAAAATCAATAGCATCTAAAAAAGCGTCTTTAGTTTCTTGTATAGCTGTGCCTGTACCCTCAGGTATCAAGGCATTGGTAAAATCAACAATACCTTGAACAGGTTTCATTGCAGCATCAGCTAATGCCTGTACTGGCTCAGATTGAATAATAGGTTCAAACACATTCTCTTTGAGAGGTTCAAAAATAACGTCATCAACACCACTAGCTAGTGGGTCAATAATATTTTCCATAATGGGGTCTCTAAACTCGTAAGCAGCCTGCAACATTGCGGCAGTTTTTAAACCCTCCTCTAATGACAAAGGCTCTTCACCTATAGGTGCAAACTCAAGGCCGCCAGGCATCATAGCACCAGGCGTATAAGACCTACCAAAGTATTCAGGACGAGCAGCAAAGCTCTCAATAAATTGCTGCTCTAATGCACCATAGTCTGCTGGCGCACCAACTGGTGCAGCACCCAGCAAACCCTGCTGTGGGCCAAACAAACCAGGCGCAACTTCAACACGTTGTTGCATAAACTCTGGCAGATTTGTTCGTGAGTATGGAGACATTCGTGGCGGTGCAGCTTGCACAACAGGCATAGGCACATTTGCCAAAGCCTGAATGTCAAGCTCATCTACAGCAGGTGGTAATACTGTAGTTGGTAATACCATTAGACTCTCGGTAGGTTAGTAGATGTCTCTAAACCAGCTAAAACCTTCTCAGTTCGAAGCTGTTTTTCAAACTCAAGCTCTTCACGGCGTAATTGTAAGTCAGCCATCATCTTCTGTTTTTTCAGTTCAAATTCCATCTGCATCTTCTGCCTGTCCATCTCAAGCTCTGCTTGCAACTTCTGCAACTCAAGTGCCAGTTGCGGGTCTTGCTGTGGCTGTTGCGGTTGCTGCGGTGGAGCTTGGCGTGGGTCGCCAAAGAAGTCGTTTACATTTTTAAAGCCAGATAGCTCTGCAATCTTAGCCAATGTATTGCGATACTGAAGAGGATTAACGAGAGGATTATTTGGCCCCATCATCTGCATAATCTGCTCCTGCTTCTGCAAGATAATAAACAGAGAGCGCAACTGTTCGTCTTTAGTACCATTACCCAAGCCAACATTAATCTGCACATCAAAAGTGTGTGACCATTCGCGTGGGTCAATCGGCGTAAACTGATTATTCAACCTAATCATCTTAGGCTTGTTGTCGTACTTAGTGACAAGATGCAAGATACCTTGGAACAATCTACGCACACCAGTTTCAGCAAAGACACGAGCAATCATCTCAATCTTACCCTGACTAGCAGATGTCATGGCAGCAACAGCCGTAGCCGTTGTTGACTGCAATGCATCAGCATCCAAGCCCATAGACTGACGACTTACACCTGTGCGCTGTTCCTTAACTCTGTCCATATATTCCAGTGCAGGAAATACGGAGCGAGATACTTCAGGAACTTGCAAGGGTTGCACCATTCCTGGCGCACGAGTTCTGACGATACCGCCTGGTCTGTTAGTCAACAAGTCATCAAGATTAACTTGACCCTCAACAGCAATCACACGGGCATTGTTTGTGTTGTAGATATTATCAAGCAACTGACGCATCAAAGTTGACTTAATCAATTGCACATCCATCACAAGCTCGGCAACAGAGCGACCAATGGCTCTGTGTGGCATTAAGATTGGTGACAATATAGAAAATGGAATGTGGTCAAATTCTTCATTCTCAAGAATATGATGACCTTCACCAATAGTTAGAACACGCCGAAACTCAGCAATGCCATCCCCGTCATAATCAGTACGGATATAAGATTCAACAACCAAGACTTCGCGCATGGTCGGGTCGAGGCTGTCGAAGTCAGAGTTAGTCTCAAGGTCTTCAAACCTGCTGGTTCGTTCTTCTGAGATTTCGATGTCTGTGAATCCTGCGTATTCTTCAACTTCATCTCTGTCATAACCCATCTCCACCAAATCACTAACAGTCATGGTTGTGCGGTGAGCAACAAAGTCAGCGTCTTCAATTGACTTTGCACGTTTGCCAATCAAGAACTCCTCTGGTGGGACATTCTCAACGACAACACGACCAAACACATTTGTGCGGCGCACCTTAATATCATAAGCAATGGGGGCTGGCAGGACAGTGCCATCAGGCATCTCCATCTCCTCACCAACCTCACGCTCTTCTTGAGACACAATCTCGACATTAGGGTCAGAAACAATAATGGTAAGCTCCTGCTCATTCAAACCACTATATTCTTCGGTCTGTATTTCAGCAGTCTCATCCCAATAATATTTAACCACACCCATCTTTTGCAGCAACGCATCTTTGAACCAGTTGTGCATGATTTCAAAGCCACGATTATCATTGTTAATAATCCAGTTGCAGTAGTCACTGGCTTGCTCGGCAGCAGCAACATCCTCTGGGCCTTTGGGCATAAACTTCACATACTCATCTGATGACGCAAATATACGCATCAGATTAGGCATGATGTGTTCAATCGTATCTGAAACTTCAGTGCTTACTACTTGTGACCTGTCGGCCTGTTCGTTACCGAAAGGCTCACCCAAGTAGTAGTCCATCGCATCAATGCGGTCTTGAGAAAACTCAGTGTCGTAATAGCCTAGAGCTTGCTCAATCTCGTTGCGAACAATAGCCTGAAATTCAATATCACTTATCTTTGCCATTTGTTTTCTTGGTCGTCTTTTTAACGCCAACCTTCTTTACAGACTTCTTCACAACTTCTTGAGCTTCAACTTCCTGTGACTTTTTTGCCACAGTTGTAGGCTGTACATCAAGAGGCTTTCTGCAAGACTTGCAAAGACCTTGATAACCATTTGGGTTTGGATGACCACAATGAGGACAAATCATCTCTTTTCCTTCCGCTTTGGACGACCACGTTTCTTTGGTACTTCTTGTTGCAACTTAGCAACCTCTTCAGCTTTGATAAGCTCTTGAGCTTTCTCAAGCGCACGATTGCGCCTGTAAACAGTTTGAAAATAAACCTGCTCTCTCATACTTTTTTTCTCGCCTTTTTCTTAGCGGTATTTGACAATTCAGAAAAATGAAAAAGTTTCTTACTGCTACCAGTGTGCCTAGCACCACTATGTATTTCTCCATTGGGCATCTTGTGCATACCGCCAGTGTGTTTCGTGCCATCACGAAAATAATGTGGAACACCTTTAGCCATTACTTCTTACCCTTCTTGCAATTTTTTTTCTTGCTCTTTTTCTTTTTCTTGCCATAATCTTTTTCGTACATAATAAACTCCTACCACTTCTTGCACGACCAGTAACCAGCCGTGAGTTTAGATTTTTTCTCATCACATTTGTGACGAGCGCGAAAGCTCTTCCTTCTTGCAGGAATGTTTTTCTTAATAGTCATGTTGGGGTCGCCAAAGCGAACCAACTTAACATTCTCACCCTCTTTTGCCAGCACAGCAAACTTCTTGTTTTTGCCTGGCGTTCTCTTAGGTTTGTTATAACCAGAAAAACGCTCACCTCTATAATTAATAGCCATCAATAATTTCCTTACTTTATCTTCTTTATTTTGTCTGGGTAAATTAAAAGTTCTCGCTCATTTGCAACGCCTGTTTTATCATAGCTAGGAAGAACTGCCTCAAAGTTAGCTAAAATATCTTTTTTATCGACTGCGTAAACTTCAAAATCATCTT